CACGTTCAAATGCATCTATCATTTGTTTGGGTACGTTCGGTGATTGTTCAATAAGTCTATCATATTCGGCACGCATATTTTCAATCATATTTGTACCACTTAATGTTCGTTCAGTGAGAGGTAAAGTTAGTTCGAGACGTATTGTTCGTGAAACTTTACCGTATTGCACGGAGGCAACGCGGTGACCTTCCATAAGTTCGTTAATTTTAAGGAATTGCATAATAGTTGTTGCGATGGCTGTTATTAAATTTAGACCACCAATAGCCGATGGTACAAAGGGTTGTACAGACGGTGGAAATGTTTCTTGTGCAAAGTTAGCAGTACCAGTAACTGTACTTACAATTATAAGTGGTATAGTAAATTTCATACTTAAATTTTTATATGAACAATACGCTTGGTAGTGCATATACCTATAACATGCAGCAGCTTCACCCCAAGATTTAAGAATTTTCTCCTGTTGTACGTGCCATATTTTAGGCAGTTTCTTTTCTTCGTTCATACTAATAGATATGAACATTATATTTTTTGTTCACTTGGTTTTTTTCGTTACGATGCTCGTGATACCATTTACCAATAATAAACAAAACTTAGAATTTTACTCACTTCTTGTACCATTTATATTTTTTCATTGGTCAGTTAATGATGATACATGTGCCTTAACACAGCTCGAAATGGCGATAACTGGTGAAGAAAAAGATAATACATTTTTTGGTAAAGTTATGGGTCCAATATATGTAATGGATGATACAGATGCGAACAATTTATTAAAAAGTGGTTTATTTTTTCTTTGGTTAGTTGTTCAATTTAAATTACAAAGAATAGATCTCACCCCACTTAAACCCTTACTCGGTAAGAAATAATATTTGTATATACAAATGAAGATTAAGACAAAACAGAAACTCTTGGGTTTTGCATTAATTATACTTGCAGTTATTATAATTTATCAAATGCGTAATCCAATTATTGTGAGTAAAAAAGTACCAGTTCATGTACCAATTCAAGTCCCAGTAGAAATACCAATGGAAAAAGAATACCGAAGTCCACCAATCAAAGAATATAAACCTGGTCACATTCAACAAATGGGTGTTCTTGTCGGTGAAAATGAAGAAACCTTGCCTATATACGGAAAAGAAGTTCGAGGTAGACGTGATAGGTACAATTATTATACAACAACCCCAGGTGATCAGGTATATTCACTTCCTATAACCATAGATAATAGAGATTGTATGGATGATATTGGGTGTCAGGAAATATATGGTAACGAGTCTGTCTCAGTTTTAGGACAAACTGGTTCTTTTCAGGCTAAACTATACAGAACTGATAATTTTTTCTAAGTACATTATAAATGGCTGAAACGTACGATAATATTACACTCATACAAAGAATTTTCAGTTGTTTATGTTGTTTCATGATATCCATGAAACTTTTTAGTTTCCCTTTTAAACCACCCCCCATTTGGATGGGTTTATTACTGTCGTGTATTTCGTGGTGTTTTACTTCCTATTTAATAAGCATGGATACGAAAAAACGATTTGCTAAAAAAGATGAAGTCAAAGAAGAGTGATTTTGATGTTTGATTATATATTTCAAACTTAAAAATCACGTATTTATTTGAAAGATAAACCGTATTTTTTTGTTATTATTTTTTTGGCACCTTCTAACTCTGGGTGACTCCATAAGAGCCAACGAGACCAAAACCCCGCGGTATAAAAACCTGTTTTACCCCAGTTTTCTTTATCGCTTTTAACAACGTCGAGCATATTTAAATGAACGAGTTTAGGATCTGTCTGTTTTTGAACCATATGAGGAACGTAACCACCGTGTCGAGTTACATATGAACGCATACGTAAAGGGTTACCGTGTTTTGTATAATCCGAATACCCTTTTGCACCAAAATCAACGACTCTTCCATTTTCAAAAGTAACTCTATACTTTTTATTAAAAAGTGGGCTTTTTTGTAAACGAACCTTCATTTATATTACTTAATATATTTTTCACCACGAAGTTTTCTTCTTATTAATACCATCCCTAACGTAATTGATATTAACCAAGCCTGAAACTCTGATATTCCATAAGGTTCTTCGATCATAAACATATTTTATTATATACATTTATACTTTATTTTGTAATCTAGCGAGGGTGTAGTGATGATATAAATGAATAGCTGATAATGCAAGTGATATATATACACCTGGACTGCGCCTGATTTTTTTGTTTAATAGTATGAGTAATATGAGAAATATAAGAGTTAGTGTTGGTAGTGCAAATAAAACTTTTTGTGTATCGGTTAATCTAGGATCTTTATTCATTGTTTTATAATATATTAAGAATATATTTCCATGTATAAAATAATTCTATCTTCGTCTGACTGATTTTCTGCCCAGTGTTTTTTACGAGCATTCATAATAATATGTTTACCATTTTCTTCTGTTATATCCCCCATTTCTGAATGGTGTAATATACACTTTTCGGGACACTTTATTCCTAAATGGTACGTGAATATATACTTTTCACCTACATTATCAACGTGTTCTTTTAAAACAACACCACCTTTCATAAGCGAAAATCCTGCAACGTGTATTCCCTTTATTTGTGAAAGTATAGCGAATGTTTTGGGACACACTGCACAATTACCTGGTACAGGATTACCGTCCCAAATAAGTGGCCAACTAATCCATTTATCAAAAACGTGATCTTGACCTCCCTTGAGCCAACCATGATTACCTTTTGCATATAAAGAAACAACTTCGTTCAAATGTTTTGACCCTTCCCACGATCCTTCCCACCTAGGTTCATCGCGTATGAATGTATTGGGAATTTTTTCAGATTCTTCCTGTAACACATGCACGTGATTTTTTAATTCTTTCAAGTGCATTTGTTATTATATACTAAATTTTAAAGATGTTTTCTACACACTGCTTTATACATTTCTTTACCCCCTATTAAATTTTTACCTTCGTAATTGATTATACGTTTTGTAAATGGTCCGTGGGTTCCATCCATACATTCCATACACATAGCCGTTATTTTGAAAACTTTATCGGCGAGTGGGATACAATCTATAATTTCACCGAATTTCTCCTGTTTATAATCACCATCTAAACCCGCTAAGAGTATAGTTTTATTGTCTGCGAGTACCTTTTCAACAAATGATTTTAGACCTGAAAAGAACTGTGCTTCGTCCACCGCAATAACATCAACCATACTATAATCTACTTCTTCTAGATTACTAACTTTTAAACATTCGAATTTTGAATTATCGTGTGTTTTTAAAACTTCATCGCTTGATCTCGTATCGAGACTTGAATTTAATACGAGAATACGTTTTCCTATAACTTTGTACCTTTTTAAACGTCGTATAAGTTCGGTTGTTTTACCCGAAAACATATTACCCATAATAATTTTCAAACTCATGATCTATTTTAGTATAAAGTATTACTTTTAAATATATTCTCAGTATATGTAAATAGGAAAATGTTTATATACATTTTATTTTTATTAGCTTTACTGTTGAATGGTCTAATCGGATATACCGCTTCATATAAAAGGAATGTGAAAGAAGGTGATCCTGTATATGATTTGGGATTTAAAATATTACCAAATTTAGAAAAATATGATCATTTAGGTGATTATGCATTAATTATTCCTATAATTTTTGTTCTTTTTTCGTGGGGATCATGGGGAAAGTCAAAACGTGAAAATTTTTTAACTATGTTCACTTTGATGTATACATTTAGAGCTTTATCTAATTATGTAACGACATTACCTTCATCAAAGAAGTGTAATTTAAAACCACCATTTGGTTTTTGTAATGATTATATGTTTTCTGGGCATGCCACAGTCAATATAATATCATCGTATTATGTAGGTTTACCTTTATGGCCTGTATGGCCAATATTAACATCTTTATTTTCCGTGGCTTCTAGAGAACATTATTCAGTCGATCACATTATTGCATGGCTTATTTTTGTATCTCTTAAATGTAAAATATAATATTTATATAAACAAATGAAGTTTAATACGTATGTTATAAATCTTGATTCTCAAAAGAAACGGTACGATGTTCAAGAAAATAAACTTAATGAGGTTGAGATATATCCAATTCGTATCAGTGGGTATAGATTTGAAGATATTGATAAGAGTGAATTACAAAAACATTTTGTTCGAACAACATCTTTATTCAAGACTAGATCTGCTGTTGGCTGTACATATAGTCATATACAGGCACTTAAACATTTTTTAAAGAACGATTCAAATGAATTTGCTCTTATATTAGAAGATGATGCGTTTCCGTTATTTAATAATACTGTCCACTTGGAAAAAAAACTCGAAAATATATATTGGGACTACTTAAGTTTACATTGCGATGGTGTATGTCCTAAAGACGGTGGTAATCCTTATTTATTATCTGGTTCGACCGCTGCATATTTTATTACACGAGAGGGTGCAAAAAAAATAATAAACTATAAACATTCTTTTCATTATGATGTACAAACAACAACAATGAAAAATCTAAATAAAAAAATAGATAAAAAAAATTCGTTTTGGACGGACGAGGAATATAAAATGAGTGGTGAAATAAGTTCAAATAGATATAGTAGATATTGTCATAGTATATATGATAAAATTACAGAAAAGGTAGTGAATAGAGGTGAGAAAACCGCTTGTCACTACAAAGATTATCGTATGTTTCGAATACCTGTATCAGGTTACGAAGTATCTGTCGAAGATTTAGTGTTTTTTTTATTGTGTATTTTAATCAGTTGTACAGCTTTTATCGGTGTAAAAAACAAATTATAAATATAAAAAAAATGTATATCTAAATTATATGGACTTCAATACATACGTTATAAATTTGGATGAACAAAAGAAACGTTATGAAACTCAAGAGAAAAAACTAAACGATGTTGGTATATATCCAGTACGCATACCTGGTAATTATAGAAAAGATGTGTCAAAAAGTATATACGATAAACATTTTCATACTTTTTATAAACCTTTTATGCCCGACCCTGTTATTGGATCAACATCGAGTCATTTAAAAGCCGTTCAATATTTTTTAGATAACGATACGAATGAAGTTGCGTTAATACTCGAAGATGACGCATATCCACTTTTTGATAATGTTATACACTTACGTGATAAACTTAACGATAGAGATTGGGAGATGTTACTTTTACATTGCGATTATTTATGTTCAAATAAATCGACAAGACCTAATATATTGACAGGGTCTGTTGCGGCTTATTTTATAACACGCGAAGGTGCACAAAAAATGTTGAATCATAAATTTCTAACGTATTTAGATATTGATACAAACAATTTTAAAAATTTAAAAAAACGGGTCGATAAAAAAAGTTCATTTTGGGCAGATGAAGAAGGTGTTATGAGTGGAGAAAAGGGTGTTTCTAGAGATGATTCAGGTACTACGTGTCCTTCTATAGTTAAATTTGTGTCTCCATTTATTATAAGTAGAGGTGAAAAAACATTATGCCACGTTAAAAATTATAAAGCGTTTAAAATTCCTTATATAGAAAGAAA